TCGCCGATATACTCTTCGCCGCTCTTGGTGTAGATCTGCCCGTAGAAGGTGTTGCCGGATGTCCCGACGGTTGCCTGTCCGCGCATAACTAATGTTTCACTCTCGATCACTGTGTCGAACGTGTTGCGTCCGTTGCTGAATACTGTTTTTGATTCCATGATTAAATCGTTTTTAAATGGTTATAAAATTATTTACTTATATACCAGTACTAACTGTATATCAATAATAAACTCTTGATCTATACCCGGTCTTATCGGTAGTGTACAATACTGTGTACGTGTTAGGTTTACTTCAGGAGGCAATTCGATCTTATAAGCAGGGCAGTCCTGCCAATCGTCACGATCTCTCCACTTGCAACGGATATAACTTCTTGACGCATCTATCTCACGGCTGTCATTCCCTGTCTTCATCAGGTTAAATCGCACATTCTGGGTCGTTGTGTCTGCATCCGTCATCTCCTTGGATGTGACCGTGTAATTGGTGGCCGTTACAAAACTTGGTGTCGATTGTATAACCGTAGTAATATCGCCAAGCACGTTCTTTGCCCAATATTCGCCCCAGTGGATAATGCCATAGGATGTGGTTGGGAAATCACATATCTTGTTTCCTTCTCCCATAGAAAACTCGCCCCAGAAGTACAGCTTTCCTCCTTCCGGTATTCCGCCAAGAGCACCTTGTGTAGTCTCTACCGTGTAATGGCCTAATATGTTGTAATCTTCGATTGCTATGTATTCGTCAATAACCGGATAGGCGTAGTATAATTCTCTTGCGGCCATTATATGTATATGTGTATAATTCCCGCATGGTACGGTCCAGTCTATTTCACCGAAATCCCAGAATATAGTTATACCAACCACGATGGATACTTGATTCTGTGGTACGTATATCGTACTTCCTTCCGGAAACAAGTAAGGTTTCTTGGCTGCCGGATTATAGCCAGCAAAAAATCCCTTCTTGCAGGCATATTCGCTCGAGCTGGGAGTATTTCGCCGAAGGCGTAAGTATAATGTCCGATCTGGAAGCTTTATATCCCACTGTCCCGGAGACATACCGCTCCATATATTCCAATAAGGCTCTGCTCCGTCTATCAGCTCACCGTCATTCCTCGTATATCCGTTTTCCGGGATTTTAAAGGCATATCCGCTAGACCCGCCAACCTTGGCACGGGTGCAGCAACGGTAAAGGCTGTTCTCTAGTGTAGTAACCGTCCTTGTTTCTACGCCATTACTTGTTTTAACAAGTATGGTCGACTGCTTTGGAGCTCCCACCGTACATGCTATCTGCGCCATATCAATATTTTTCTTGGTTATAATAGCCATATCCTTAATCTCCTATTGTTATCAGGTTATCACTTGCGTCGATCTTGATCTCTGCGTTTTTTATCTGGTCATAACCGATAATACCGCTTATCCGATAGCCGGTTTCCTTATGTATAGATTCTGCGATTAGCGAGATGTCAGTAGCAAGGAACTGATATAAGGCGATTCCTTCCAATCGCACCCACAGATCACGAACCCGGTAAGATTCGCATCGCTTTCCACCAATCGAACTTATTACCATATCTGTTTTAGCCATCAGTGAAAATCCGTATTCATCCATCTGATTAATATCTATCAATCCGGTACTGCTTCCCGTATCAACAAGCATCACCGCCGGACGTCCATTGATTTCAACTTCCACCAGCGGACGACTGTCTGAAATGATCAGGATAATCAGATAAAGAATCATCGCTATCATGCCGCACCTCCCATCTGTCGTTTAAGTTCGAATATCTCACGGTAAGCGTTGTCCAGCCGAAGCTGCAAGTTCTGTACCCGGCTTTCCAGTATCTTTACTTTGTTCTCAACTGGCAGGAACCGGGTGTATAGTTCTTGCAT